GTAATACTCGCTCAATTGACCGTTATGAGTACGAATACCGTGTTAAAACACACGAAATTAATGTTCGTCCTGTTATTTCAGCTGCACCTGGAGCTGTTTTAGGAGCAGGTGGTTCTGTTTTCACTCTTACTTTCCCTGACAAATGGTTCATTTTCCCTTACACTCTGGTTTCTCAATCTGGTGTATTGGCTCGTATTATGAATGAACCAGTAGCTGATGGTGCTGGTTGGAAATACACTTTGAAGATTGTATCTCCTGATACTGCTTCTGTATCTATTGCAGATGCAACTCCAGGTGCACTTTGGGGTATGTTGTATGCTAACGTGGGTATTGACTTCTCACGTGGTAATGCATCTAACTGGACTGCTCCAGGTCTTGTTCGTTCTAAGATTGGTACTGTACGTAAGTCTTACCACTTCTCTGGTAACGCTAAAGATTATGTAGCTCAGTTCGAATTGCCTTTGAAAGAAGGTTCTAAGACTAAGTTGTGGATGGATTATGAAGAGTACCGTCACATGCTTAAGTTCAAAGAAGAGTGTGAAATGTACTACTGGTATGGTCAGAAGACTCACGATGCTAATGGTGTTAGCACTATGCTCGATGAGAATGGTCAGCCTGTAATCTCTGGTCCTGGTTTGCTTGAGCAGATCATTAACAAAGATACTTACTCTACTCTTACTCAAGCTAAGATTGAGGAAACTATCGGTGACTTGTTCTATGGTATGACTGATGCAACTGACAAGCAAGTGACTTTGTACACTGGTATCGGTGGTGCTCGTGAATTTGACCGTGCACTTAAGTCTTACTACACTGCTAACCAATATCTCCAAACTACTCAGCCTACATTCATCACTGGATCAGGTCGTAATTTGGGTATTACTGGTTACTTCACTACTTATGAGCACGTAGATGGTCATAAGGTGAATGTAGTTAAGTCGCCATTGTTTGATCATGGTCCTGTTGCTCAAGCTTCTAAGAAGCACCCAGTTTCTGGTTTGCCTCTTGAGTCTTATCGTATGGTGTTTGTTGACCAATCTACCTATGATGGTGAGAACAACCTTCAAATGATCAATAAGAAAGGTCGTGAAATGCTCCGTTGGTGTGTAGCAGGTTCAGTAGTTCCAAAAGGATTCACTGAAACTGACACCAGAGCTAGTGATATAGACGGTGCTTCTGTTCATATGTTGAAGACCGCTGGTATCTTGCTTCGTCGCTTTGATACTAGTTTGGACCTTCAATGTAATGCATCGTAATTTTTATTTGGTTTGCACTTAAAAGGGGGGTACCCACTCCCCCCTTTTTTAAATATAAAACTTAGGTTATTCTTTCTCCTAAGGTTAAACAAAAAGAACAAATTATGGATAAGAAAATTTTTATTAGAAGAAAAGAGGTTCTCAATCATCTTCCTAAGGAGATTAGAGCAGGAGCCAAAGTTAAAATCGGTTCTATTTTCGTAGACCGTCAGCCACTTAAAGGAGTGGATGGAGAAGAAGAAAACAAATTATTGAAAGGAATTGTAGATGTTCCACCTACTCACCAGGATTGGCCAGCTAAAACTAAAGACTTCTGGGCAAGTCTTAGTTTAAAAGTTCCATTCGAAGGAGTAGAATTGAACATTGGTACACACGATGATGGTACCCCAGTAAGTCCAATGGATTATATCTATTGGAAGTGGTGCATGAAACATAGACAAGTAGCTATGTCTGAAGAAGAAATGGCTTCAGATGCTAGTAAAAAGTTCTATATATATGACCCACAGAAAGACTTGTTGAAGAAGAATGAACGTGTACAAGTTAAAAAAGATGCAGACAAAGAGTTTATTAAGCTCTCTGGAAACATGGATAAAGTGAAAATGCTGACTAGAGTTCTTATGGGGTCAGACCCAGAAAGAATGTCAAGTATTGAACTTGAGAATAACTTGTATGACTATAAAGAAAAGAATCCTGAAAGATTTTTAAAATATAGTCTAGATGATAACCTAGAACTGAGAGCTGAAATTGAAACTATGGTTGAAAAGTCAGTACTTCGTAAGATTGGTAACCAACTTATCTATGAAGACGAGACTATCGGAGAAGATATCAAAGATGCAATTGTATATTTCAAGAATAAGAAAAACTCAGGTCAAGTGAATATCATGAGAGCTAGACTCCAAGAAGTATCATAATGACTGTAAACGAGATGCATATAGCTGTCAACCTGGGGGTGCAAAAACTTGCATCCTTCCAGGCTGACAACCTCTTACCACAAGAGATAGACTACGAGTTAAACCTTGCTTCTATGAGATTCATAAAGCAGAGGTATACTCCTAGCTCTAACAGGCAGGGTAAGGGATTTGAACAATCTCAGAAAAGAATAGATGATTTAAGACACTTACTAGTAGAAAATGCAGGATATACTATTAGTCATGGAGTAACATCCGATGGACTAGGTGGATATACGTATAGTGGAAATAACAGTAATATCTACATAGATAGATATACCTTACCTTTGGACTACTTGTTTTTAGTGGGAGTTAAGGCAGAAGTATCTTATGAATGTAATGGTAACATATTTGAAAAGTATGTTCCTAAATTTCAAAATATAAACATAGTAAAATTAGATTTAACTCCTCCTGAACCAGGTTACTTTCTAACTATGATAGAAACCTGGAGTACTGCTTCAAACAGCTTTCTACAGTTTACAAATACACCATTTGGGGAAGAGTTAACTAGAGACATACTTATAAATCCAAATTCATACTTCCCTACGATGTATGGATTTAGAGTGTCTATAAATGACTTTATAACTGGATCAGCTGACGATAGTGCACAAAGAACTCCTCCTCTAGATAGCAACAGTTTATATCTGCAAAGAATTTATCCATTTGAAACTGATCCAGCTACTGGATATTATCTAAGACTTACATGGGTGGATTCTAGTGGAGCAAGTTCAGCTATTCAGCAACCAATTAATACACTTATAAACAGTCAAACTAGCCTTTGGAGAACAGCTCCAACTGCAACTAAAAGAATTAGTGCTTGTAAATTTGCACAGCAAGATGATGTAATTACTATGATGGATGATCCATTCAACATAACAGATTACAGATCCCCTATTTATACAATAGAACAAAACTTTATAGATCTTCACACAGATGACAGTTTTGTTATCTCTCAAGTGATTATCAAATATATTAGAAAGCCAAAAGACATATCACTCATTACTGGAACAGGATCTGAACTCCCAGTTCATACACATGATGAGATAGTCGAGATGGCTGTAAAGAGCATACTCGAGGGAATAGAAGCCCAAAGGTATCAATCACAATCAATGGAAACATTCGAAAGTGAATAATTCAAATAATGTGTTTAACGCCTAAATTAACTAAAAATGGCACCTCAAAATTTAAATCAGGTATTTGTAGTCAACAATCCTGATATGATTTCAACTAGTACATTTGCCAATAATGCTGCAGCAAATGTATCTCAGTTTTCAGTATGGGATGTAGATCTGTCTACAAATTTTGTAACAGCTCTTCGTACTTCTGGAGCTTGGAATAAAAAAAGAATTCAGATTGTACAAACCATGCCTAGTGGACAACCAATCTCTACTCCAATTATTGATACTGATCTCATTAAAAGAATCAATTATCGTGAATGGACATCTGTAGTTCCTACTAGAGCTACTCAAACTGTAGATTTTGGTGCAACTGCTACTAAGAATGTAATGATTCGTATTGCATTACGTACTGCACCAACTGCTTATGAGTACTTTGTAGATCCTGCTGATGGTACATTAGACCTTAGTGGTGGTGGATTTGTATTTCCAATTCTTGGTAATTTCTCTGCAGGTCGCATGATCTTTAACATTGAACTTACTGGAGCTAGTGAAACTGCTATGACTACAGCTCTCACTGCAGCAATTGCAGCTAACAAAACTTTAAATGCAATCTTTAGTGCTGCTGATAACGGTGCTTCAGGTTGTGCAATTACTGCTCGTCACTATGGAGTAGAATTTGATGTAACTTCTGCTTATTCTGACGGTACTGGAGCTTTGGGTACTGTAGTTGGTTCTCGTACTGATGCTTCTAGCAACTATATCCAAGCTTTGTCTGATGAGAAAAAGCAACGTGCGCGTTATGGTAATTTCAACCGTATGTATTTTCCAATGACTTTCCCAACTTTTGCACAAAGTGGGTATAAGTATGATGTATTGGAGATTCAATACGAACACGATTGGCCAAGTTCTACTGGTATCGCTAGAGCAGGTCAGCTAAATACAGTTAAAATTTATTTTGGTGCTAGTAGCACTGCTTTAGCTTATGCTGCTGCAGCTACTGGTACTGAGGTGGCTACTGTATTTGGATTTACTGGACTTACTGATTCAGAACAAATTTTCTAATCTGAAATTAATCATTAAAAAGTGGGGGAGCAATCCCCTACTTTTTATTATCTTTACAACAAAACTATAAGCTAATGCCAGCTAGAATTGAGTCTATAACTATCTCCCCTGATTCTAAGAACTTAACAGTAGTAGTAAGTGGCATTCCAACTAGTGATGCTCTCACTTACTACAATTACACTACTGGTACAACTAAGGAAAGTGGTACAATTGCATCAGATGCTAGTGATATTCTTACATGGAATACTACAGCAACAAACTTAGAAGAAGATCTTAACGGAGTAATAAGCATTACTATAGATAGCAGTGGAATTACTAGCTACACAGTAGGTACTGCAGAGATAGATTGCTGTATAGCAGGCCTAGTAGAAAGAGCAATAACTTGCACTTGTCAATGTGATAGATGTGATGAGGATTTGAAAACTGCTCAAAAGATTAGTCTACTTGTTCAAGGGGCTAAGCATGCAGCATTTACTCCTGCTAATATTACTGACTCTATTAATAAATACAATAAAGCTAAAAGCTTCTGCACTGCAACATGTGCATGTGGCTGTTAAACTTATAACTGATGGCTGAAATTTGTAGGACATGTGGAACTGATGGTACATCTACACCGTGTGATGGTGCAGTAATAAAAGTTTACGATATCTCAGTTAGACAGGAATTTGAAGTAATTCCTAATATATACCCATCATCAGATGGTACTACATACTACTACGAATTTTCATATACAAGTTCTGAGGGTACTTATGATTTTGTTGTTTACTCAACAGATGCTGGAGTAAATTGGTCTTTTATAAGAAAAGATACCCAAGTTAAAGCATCTGTAGCAAATGTACCAGCAGGAAGCTCATGTCCTCCAGCTACTGGATGGACATCTACAGGATTATCAAAAATGTTTATTACAGGAATAGAGAATAGACTTATTCCTACTAATAGCCTAGATCCTTTAGGTGCTTGTTATCCCTCTATAAGTGTTCCAAGTACAGCCAATAGACTAGATTATACTGAAGTACTAGCTAACTTTAAAACTTGTTTTAATACTAAAGTTACTACTTACTATAATAAGATAATTGGAGGAGTTCCTTGTGATAACATGGAACTAGTTAAGATGCAGTTGATTTTAAATCTTCTGGATAAGAAAGACTGTGATTCTAATGCATTAGAGTGCCTATACAATAGAACTTCTGCACCTGGCATACAATTTCAAGAACTTGGAACAATTCCATATCTAACTACTGTATTTGCAACCCCATATGATTTCTCTAAAGTAGAAACCACAGGAGATTTTAGAAAGTATAAAGGCTACAATTTAAAAGTAACTAGAGGAACAGGACAGGAGATTACTCATAAAATAATAGATGTAGACTATGTAGCAGGTAGTAATATTAGCATATTTACTATTTATCCTGCAGGTGAAGCTCCAGCTTATTCAGCTTTACCTGTAGTATTTGTAGAACCAACTTATACTGCTACTACTTATCTTGAAACTTTCTTAAACTTTGCAAATAAGTATTGTGCAGATTGTATAGTAACTCCAAGTTCAGTTGCAGTAACTGGAAGTGGAACTAAAGGTAAAGCTCCTACTACAGCTAATTTAGATCCAACAGCAGATTACTTAACTAAAGAAGGTAGTCTTACAACAGATAATTTGATTTACTTAGAGAGTGAATTCCCAATAAACTTAATATAAAGACATGTCTACAATTTCAGCCTTAAATACGTTAGTTAAATCAAGTGTAGTAAGTACAGACTTCTTACTAGTAGCTAGAACTAGTCCTGTAGGAAATAACAAGTTTGTACTTCAAGACTTGTTTCCTAGTGTAAACACCGTAGGAACTTCAAGTGAAACACTAGTAATTAACATCACTGATAAGAATGTTATTAACTTTAAAGGGATTAGGTCACTTAATAACCTTCTCACAGTTGCTACTGCTAGTGGCAATATTACACTGCAAGTTAATTCAGCTAACATAGATCTGTCTACTTGCAATAACACTACATCTGCTTTCTTAAGCACAGTTAGTTTGACAACTAATGTAACGGGTACTTTGCCAATTGCTAATGGTGGTACAGGAGCAACTTCACTAACTGCTAATGGAATTGTAGTGGGTAACGGAACTTCAGCTCTATCAACTCTAGGTGCTGCAGTTAATGGACAAATTCCAATTGGAAGAACTGGATTAGCCCCAATTCTTGGTACACTGACTGCAGGTTCCAATATCACTGTAACTAATGGTCTTGGAACAATAACTATTGCAGCTACTGTGTCTACAGCTAGTTCTAACTTTAACGTAAATGGATATAACCTTTTCGGGGCAGGTTGGATTAGTGGAGACGGTGCTAACGAAGGTATTAACATTAACTCTAGTGGTAGAGTATTTATAGGAGCTACAACTCCTGGTTCTACATTCCATACTGGAGACTTGAATATTAACCAAGACATTTACCTTAATGGTGCAAATGCTCAGGTTATTCAGGGTAGTAGTAATACATCTCCATCTAGTTTGAGCTTGATTGCAGCATCTGCAACAGCTGCTAATGCTGGAGGAACTTTATACTTAAGAGGTGGTAATTCAGTCGGTATTAACCAAGGTGGATCAGTAATATTTAATACTGGTAACCACGATGGTACTGGTTCTTCTGGGGACTTTGAATTCTTTGGTTATAGTGCTTCTGCAGTAGCTCAAAGAATTCTTACTCTCAAAGGAACTAGTAGATATGTAGGTATAACTAATTCTGCACCATCGGCTCCACTAGATGTGAAGCAAGATGATGCTGCAGCTAACGTCCCTGTAATAGAGCTTGAGCAGCTTGACACAAACGAATCTTTTATTAACTTTGTCGGAACTAGTGGTACTGCTAGTGCTAACTCAATCTCTAGTTCAACAGCTAGTGCAGGTGCTAAGACTGGAGCAATCAGAGTTAAAATAAATGGAGTAACAGCATGGATAAGACTTTATGCTGATGCAGAATAATGTAAGTTTAAAACCAAATAATAAATTAATGATTAACTCAAAGGAAAAGTACGGTGCTTACGTCACCGCAAGTAACAGGGAACTCCTGAACATTTTTAAAACCCTTAGTGATACTAGATCAGTAAAGGGTGTTCATTATGCTAAAGCAGTTATCAAGAATCTGCAAGTTATTAAGGAGCACTTGCAGCCTATTGAAGAAATGGCTCTTCCATCTGAGGAGTTTATTGAGCTTTCAGTAAAGGCTCAAGAGTTTATCAATAAGGAGGATTCTGACGGACTTAAGAAGTTCGAAGAGGAGAACCAAGTAATTATTGAGAAAAGAAAAGTACAGATGGATGAAGTCAATGCAAAGCTTGATGAGGTAGCTACGGTAGAGCTTGTATTGATTGACGAAAAAGTTTTACCAGAGGATATCTCAGCTGAGCAAATTGAAGCTCTGATGAAGATTATCCAATGAATATAAAGACCTTAATTGAAGAACTAAAAGCTAAACCAGGTTACTTAAAAAGTAGCCCAACCAGAGTATCTGCTAGATTTAAAGTATCTAGCAAGATAGCACATCAAGCAATCAGAGAGGCTAAAAAGCTGTTAAGAGATTCGGCTGCTAGTCTCTCTGATTTTGATAATTCAAACGGTAATCACAATGTAATTACTGAGTTTGAGCAGTATTTAATTAATAACCAGATCTCAAAAGAGGATGTATCCTCAGTTAAGTTCTGGCAAACAATGGGAGGAGAACAACGGTTCTCTGTAGTAACTAAGTCTGGCTTATCTGTAGAGGAGATTAAAAAAGAAATAGAGGACTTTGCATCACAGTACAGTCCTACAGCATTCAAACAAACTCCTCCACCAGATTCAAAAGATGCAGTAGCTTACGAAATCTCCCTACCTGACATACATTACGGGAAACTAACAGACCTCTCAATTGAAGGAATGGAAGCTCAGTTCTTAGACACTATACAGAATCTAATGACTAAAGCTAAAGGATTAAACATTCAGAAAATTATCCTGCCTATCGGGAATGATGGATTGAATTCAGAAGGTTTAAGAATGACCACAACCAAAGGAACTCCACAGCATGATGCTATAGGATGGAGAGAAACCTTCAGAGGATACTGTGAATTAGTTGTTAGAGGTATTGATTATCTCAAAAAGTTTGCACCAGTAGATGTTATTGTAGTATCAGGGAATCACGACTTTGAAAGAATGTTTTATGCAGGGGACTTTATAAAA